TACCCAGTTGCGTATGCCAAGGCTCTGGGTCCATATTGGAATATAAAAGTTGCGGAACCTGTGGCGTAAAGGGGTTCCGAAGGGTGTAAACCCACACATAGTGGATTACGAGCGTCGGGTAGGTTAGCATCTGCCACCACTGTCGGTGTCCGGGACGACCGTAAGGTTCCGGGGCTGGATCGAGCATTGTACGTCGGAGAGCCGTCTCCTACTCAGGCACCCTGGCCGGGCAAAGAGCTGTACCACACAACTAACACTTACCATGGCCACAACACAACGAGCAACGATTTTCGCTTCCGCAGCTATTGCTGCATACGCCGTCTACAGGTTGTCCCCCTGGAAGAAGCTCGGAGAGAAGTTGGGTGACGCTATTGCGTCATCGGATGCGGTCTGTGCATTGTTATGCATTGACAAACAGACCTGGTTGGATGTAAGAGCTGACCAGAAGGTGCGGAGTGAGATTAATGAGTCGATCTCACTGCACGTGAGGAACGGAACCACCGGTGATTGTGTGGACCAGGTTATTCTGGAGACACTGGTGGAAGACGGGTACGACCTAGGGGACATGGGTTGGATCCGCAAAGCGAACGAGGGTGTGACGAGGACCGCCAAGGAATGGGACGCGTATTTTGCGCGCCTTGGTGTTGACCCACTCACCGGAGCCACTGAACGCAAGGAGGTCGTTCGTGTGGTGCCTAAGTTTGCTGCAGCTGTCGCATTACACATGCGCACCCTCCTCGGTAAGATGGAAGTCAACGAAGCCAACATACTATTGGCTCAACGTAAGTACCTCGAAATCTGCCGTCGACGTGGTGTACGTGATGTCGACACGGTCGCCCATCAACAACACACGATGAATGCCTTCTTCACTGAAGACGTTCTTGATCGTGTTGGTCTAGCTCTCGCGCGCGCACCTACGTGGGTGCGCTGGTTGACGTCCACGCGGAAGTCAGCGGGAGGTGGTCCAACTGTTTGTTGAGGGCGCCCGGTGACGGTGCATGGAAACACAACACAACTCGATCCTAAGTTGAGGGATCAGAGGATCGAGCAGTGTCGTGGTTCGTTGTGCGTGCGCCGGAACGGGCTGCTCCCAAAGACCAGGGTTTACACTGTTGCCACTGGTTTTGGCCCAGACCACAACCTGGGAGTTTATAATAACAGCGTGGACACCATAGAACGTGCCTTTACAGAACGTTACTTTCTCTGTAAGGATGTGGAAGGCTTCAGGCCCGCGTTCGAGGTTGGTCCCTCGAGTTTCAGGACAGCGGAATTTAGCGAGTTCCGTCGGCTGGTTATTGACGCGATGCCGCGTTTGCCCGTGCTAACTGATCAACAGGTGGTTGATGCTTACCACGGCCCAAAACGACGCGTTTACCAAGCCGCTCTCCACTCCCTACAGGAGGAGGATCTGAAGGTTCAAGATTCCCATCTTACTGCCTTCGTGAAATTCGAGAAACAGGACGTTTGCAAGGCGCCGCGAGTAATTAATCCTCGGTCGCCGCGATACAACCTACGCTTGGGGAAGTACCTCAAGCACGCAGAGCACCGCTTCTTTGACGCAATCAATCATGCGTTTGGAAGCCGCACACCCGCCACAGTAATTAAGGGTTTTAATGCTGACGATTCAGCCGCAGTCCTACGCAGTAAGTGGGACTGTTTCCGTCGACCCGTGGCGATTGGCCTTGATGCAACTAAGTTCGACATGCATGTTTCGCAATATGCATTAAAGTACGAGCATTCATTCTATACAAACTTGTTCCCCGGGATAAGTGAGTTGCGGAAGCTGTTGAGACAACAGTTGGTCAATCAAGGTGTGGCACGCGCACAAGATGGTAGCGTGAAGTTCCGGATGGAAGGAACACGCTGCTCGGGTGACCTGAACACGAGTTTGGGTAACTGCATTTTAATGTGCGCTATGATATGGAGCTATGCTAAAGAGTTGAACATAGACATCGAACTCGCCAACAATGGTGATGACTGCGTCGTTTTCATGGAAGAACGGGAGGCCAGGGTGTTCCGCGAGGGTGTGCCCACTTGGTTTAGACGACGCGGTTTCTCTATGCAAGTTGAGGACGATGCCACTGAGTTTGAGCAGATAGAGTTCTGCCAAACACACCCCGTCGAGTTGTCCACCGGATGGCGCATGGTTCGTAACCTGAGCGCCGTTATGCGGAAGGACCCAATGTGCCTTATTCCCGTGCCGAACGGCAAAGTATATAGGAAATGGCTCGGCGCGGTGGGCACGTGTGGTGGCAAGTTGTCGAGTGGTGTCCCCGTACACGAAGCAGTTTACGAGGTGTTCTCTCGTCATGGAGTAGACAGTGGCAAGCTGCTCCATGAGGTGTATCGTAACCGTTCCCAGTTGCAACTTGCCTCTGGCATCGCGACAGCACACACAGACGCCCGATCTCGCGTCTCATATTACTACGCTTTCGGTGTGCTGCCGGATGACCAAATTCAACTGGAACGGTATTACCAACAGCTACAATTGGACATAGAACTGCGACCAGCTATCCCCCGAGACATGCTGGTGTTGCAGCCCGGGTTTAATATTGTCACAGAGTCCACTTAGCAACAGTATGGTAAAGCAACGTCAAATGACTAAGAACAAGAACAACAAAACGCGAAAGCAGGCACCATCCAAAGCACCTGCAACGAAGTTAGTCTACCCACCGCCCACGTTCCTGCGTGGGCATGATGTGGTCCCATTGAGGCTCAAAGCGACACGGTCGCTTGTTAATGAGTTCAATGGAACCGCAACACCTGGGTCTTCCAACTTGGCCATCGCTTTCACGCCACTGAACATAGCTGGTGGGGGTTACTCCAGCTTGAAGCAGCTTTTTCCCGTACTCAATGGGATGTCAACAAGTTTCACCAAATTCACCATTACGCGCGTGAAAATGGATGTTCGCCAAACCACACCGCTCACCTCTGGGGGCTACATAGCCTTCTGCTACGAGGCGTCCGGGTCGGATCGTACGGCCCCGCCTGTGAGCATTAATGACGCATCGACTGGGCAGCACTCAGGTATTACGACACCTGGTGAGGTCACGTCTTTGGTTTGGAACGTGGCAGATTACGAGAACGATTGGTCTGAGGTGTCAGCCTCTGAACCGAAGCAGGATTGTGGATCATTGCAGTTCATCTCCGAGAATGCCGCCCCGAGTGCGGCTGTGATTGGTATGATCACTTTGGAGGTGGATTTCTTTTATGCAGGTTATCGCGCCTAGTTGTTGTTGTATGGAATTGGTTGGAAGGGTTCTTCCAATAGTGGGGTCTAGTAGGTATAGCCACGTGCGAATATCATGTTGTAACGACTAGCAACATGTGTGGACAAATTCGTAGCTGCGGAAGTCGGTACGGACGACACCACCACTGCCTGAGATAACCATGACCATTGCAATCAGCAAACTGTTTAAGATCTGGCGGTCCAGCGTCACATTGTCAGCGCAAGCATCAGAATCTGGAATAAAGTCCCGAAATCTTAGGTGGGGGGGACTGACACAACTCACAACGTTGAAATAAC